AGCATTGGAGGGTGCTTTGTACAGATTCTGTCGTGATATCCCGTACTCGCACAAAATAAATCGAAAACTTAGGCGTTTTGTCACTAGGTGGGTTAGAAGTAATATAACTCCGCTTCCGCGTGACACCGACCTGTCCTTTAAAACCTGGCTAGCTGGTGCTCCTTACACAGAAAGCCGTAAAGCGGAATTGATAAAGGTCTATGAGGAATACCTTGATACAAGAGACATACGGAAGCTTGTAAAGTCTTTCGTTAAGGATGAACATTATGAAACATATAAGCATGCAAGGGCAATTAATTCTCGGCACGATTGTGTCAAGAATCTAGTTGGACCCATCTTCCAGGCTATTTCAGATGCATTGTTCAGTCTCCCTTGGTTTATCAAAAAGATACCTCTACCTGACCGTGCCAGTTATATATTTTCCCGGTTGTATGTTGCTGGCAGATTTTATTTAGCAACCGATTATACATCATTTGAATCTTCGTTTACTTGGGAAAAGAAACGGGATGTTGAGCGTGTGCTTTACAAACACATGGTCCAAAATGTCGCTGAACGTGATTTTTTCATGGATTTGTACGATCATTGTATGAACGATGTTAATCAAATTGAGTTTAAGTGGTTCACGATGAGTGTGTTGTCTAAGCGGATGTCAGGCGAAATGGATACCAGTTTGGGTAATGGTTTCAGTAACCTGATGTTCCTCTTATATGCTGCTGATTGGTTGGGCTGGAAAGACCTCGTAGCTGTTCTTGAGGGCGACGACTCATTATTTTCATTTGATACAAATATGACATCCGAGGAAGCGGTGGCTGCCTTGGAGAAGCAGATCAAGAAGCTTGGACTTTCGATTAAGATTGAGAGCCATCAGAGCCTTTCTACAGCATCCTTCTGTGGTATGGTATTTGATCTAATGGATAAAACTAACGTAGGAGATCCGCGTAAGATTCTCGTCACGTTTGGTTGGAGTACGGCTAGGTACATGAATGCTCGTCCGACCATAAAGAATATGTTAATTAGGTGCAAAGCCTTGTCTACTGCTTATCAGTATCCGAGGTGTCCGATTGTTACGTCTATGGCTAAGGCTATGTTGCGACTGACCTCCAAGGGTGATGCCCTTGGATTTCTTAGTAAACATACTGCTCATTTGGACAATTACAAAAAGACACTGATGATTGATGCTGCTAGAGCTGACAAAGAAGGTAAGCTTCTTTTTGACCAACCCGGGCTTGGAACCCGTCACCTAGTGGAAGAACTATATGGAATCGATGTGAATACTCAGGGAATTTTAGAGGACTACTTTGACAATTTGAGGGATTTGTCAGAGTGGGACCATCCTCTTCTGAGTAGTCTGATGAAACCTGATTGGAGAGACTTCAGTACAAAGTACTGCGAACATGTCAATCCAAGATGGAACAATCTCGATTATCCATCCAGGCACAATTGGCCCAAGCTCCGGCCTTTTGTTAGCTCAGTCCACTAAGTTGGAGCATTGCCGTGCAGCGCATACAGCGTCTCAGCAGGATTATTGTTGCACATGTTAGGACCAGTGGTCCGGCCTCAGGCACTCTGAAAAATAGGCAGCCC